GTTTCTTTAACCTTATAAACCTCGTTCATATAGGTTTTGTAATTAAAGTATAATAACTGTATAACGTTGGAGTCTCTGTTATTGTTATTGTTGCCAATGTTATTATCGAATACCCCGTAATTCTGAGTTCCTTGCTGCTGTATTTTTTCTAACTCTCCCTGTGTTAATTCAGGGAATTGTTTTTTAATTTCGTTTATTGGTACAAATCTAACTTCTCCGGCATAATATATATCCTGAAAGTAAGGATCTTCTGTATAAGAATAAACAAGATACGCAGGATCTACGTATTCTACTTTAACACCCTCTGATTCTGTAAATGTATTTTTTACAGCGCCTATACCTAAAGTTACCAAATCATGATACGTCCTACGCTTGGTAAGATCGTAGCGACTTTCATCCAGCATAGTATTTAAGGCTGTCTCTTCAGCTATTTCTATGCCTTGCTTGTAAGTAAGCTGCATGTGTATGTCTAGCTCTTCTTGTGAATCAGGTAATGATTCTGGCGGATTTTCAAAAAGGTTTATACCAAAGTTTTCCTGAGCAAATTTATTTAATTCTTCTGTTTGCTTGTCTCTTATAATAGATTCCATATAAGCGCTGCGCTTGCTTACACCATAAGGATCTTGAGAATACGCGGTTATATCAAATAGCCTATCTGCTGTACCGTTAACAACTATATCAACAAACTTAGATAATATAGGAACAGGTTTCCAATCTAAGTTCAAATAAGATAAGTCTCCATTTATAGATAATTCATCTTTATACTTTTGGACGGGTTGTTCACCTCTTGCATATAGCCTTAAATTATGAAAAGTGTTTTGATTACTTTTATAGCGAGTTACACCTGAGTTGCTGCTGAACCATTCGTTTTGAATTGCTCTACCAACTTGCAATCCGTAATCACGAGAAACTTTCTCTTGATCGCTAACCACTTGGCTGGGAAAAAAACTATTTACTGCACTTATCGCCATATTATCTTTTTATTATTTTTGACACAGTACCTTCATGAGAATATTTAGCAAACCTTAATTTAACAGGTTGTCTTTCTATTTTGCCATGAGGCCTATATAAATCTTTGTTGCACGCCATGATGGCTAGCCCTGAGCTAATAGCGGCATCAAATTTTGTTCTATTGTTTATATCGAATTTAGACCAGTCATTTAAGGTCTCATTAAAATACATTGTGCCATACGAGCCGTCTTCATTTAATCCTACGTGTCTATCTATATACATTTCGATAGCTGCTGCATGGGCTTGCTTTATATCTTCACTTGAGTTCGGTATTCCTCCAATTTCTTTTTCAGTTACCGATAATTTATTCCAAATTTTGTCAGGCCTATTCATTGAGTAGCCTCTATACCCTCTTCTTTTAAAATAATATAAAAGTCTAGGTTTGTTGTTTTCACACAGTAAAGGCATACCATAAAATACGCAAGCCATTAATACATCTTCGAAAAACATTTCAGCTGTTTGAGGTCTTGCTACATATTCTAAAAAGAAAGTACTTGGCGGAGCATCCTCCATACTAAACTTGGTTAAACCGTGCAAAGCGCCTTTAGATCCTCTTCCGTCTGTTGTCCCCGATATATCATAGCTGTCACAGCCGAAGGCTCCCATGTGTTCATTGCCCGGATACCTTATACCATTACGTGTAGTTTGCCTATTTTGAATATTATAACTAGGTGTCCACGATATTAAGAACCTGCCTTGTGGGTTTGGCATAAATATAACCTTAGTGTCTTTGATTCCGTTCTCCCACTGAAAACTTCCTCTTGTAAGCACGTTGCTGTTACCTAAGTCTTCATTATAATCTATTTGCTCGTATATTTTTGCTAAATTAAATATACTGTTTTTTGTTTCATCACGGAATGCGTGCTCTTCTGTTCTTGGAAATTGTCTGTAAAACTCATTTAGAGCGTCCTGGTCGCCTTTTAATCCATCTACCTCATTATTCCAGTGCTCAATCACTCCGACTTCTATAACCTCTCCGTGTGGCCCCACGGTGCCTTCTGGCGGCTTATTAAATACCGGATGTCCGTATTCGTCAATAAAACCTTCGTAATTCCACTCCATAGGAATAAAAAGAGAATATAGACCAGATTTTGTTTGGCCATTAGCATTTCGCTTAGTTACATCAGAACTATTGTATAGTTTCTTGAAGTTTTCTCCTCCTTTGTCTAAAGCATTTGATGTTGACCCCATCATACACTTGCCAATAATCCTACTACCTAGCCTTAAACAAGTTTTAGTTAGTCGCCAATTGTTGAGTATATTGTTCGGTCTTTCCCACTTACCGCTTTCATCGTGTACTAATAATCTTAGTTTTTCACCATCGTAGGCGTTATCACCCGTGTTTTTCCAATCGATTGTTGTGTCGAGCCCAACGACGTCCTCTGTTGCGACGTTTGAATCAAGCTTCTTCCTTGTGAACTTTGAAGCCGGAACTCTATAGGCGAGTTCTGTTTTGGGACGGTCCATTCCGTCTTGTATTGGTTTAAAGAAGAATGGATAGTTAATCGATATTGGTACAACTTTGTCTGTAAACATTTTCTTTGCATCTCCCCCAGACTTGGACAGTATTCCAAATCTAGCATCTGAAGATATTGTTGCCTGGTTAACAGTTTCGCCGGAAGCCATAAAAGAAAATCCAGATCGTCTGTTTTTGAGGTAGGACATTCCATAACATCTTTTGTCTGCTTTGCAAGCTTCCCAGAATAAGTAGAATAATCTGTTTGATTCTCGAAAGTCTGGCTGCCCAACGTCAATCTTGGACCACTGCAGGTACATAAAGTGAGTACCAGTAATGTAAGTAGCCACGCCTCTATTATTGAACCAATGACCTTCTTCTCTTTTTCTAAATTGTTCATCTATATATTTTTCCCAAGTTGCTTTAAATTCATCAGG